TTTTCGTCACGCGCTGCTTGAGGGCGGCGGCGATCTCGGTGGGGGTATTTGCCGGCTTCGGTCTGGGCGGGCCGTCCGGGTAGAGGACGGGGTCGTCTTGCGGGTTGAGCCAGCGGCCGCGGTCGTCGATCTTTTTGGCGAGGGCGTTCCAGTAGTCTTTGTTGTCGCGGTACCAGTGCGAGCCCCAGTCGATGCCGTCCGGCCAGGGGGCGGGGTTGGCGAGGTATTTCTGGACGAGGAGGGCGCGATCGGTGGTGAGGGTCATGGGGGTGTTTCTGGTGGGGAGGCGGTGACGTAGAGCAGGATGGCGGCGACGGCGATGCAGGCGAGGACGATGAGGATGGTTTTGAGGGTGCGGCGTTCGAGCGGTTCGGGCATGGTGTGGTAGTTTACTCCGGCGGCGGTGATTTGCGAGGAGCGCTCGCGATGATGATGATGAACCCCGGGCCGGTGGAGGAGGCGGGGCAGACTGCGCGGTCGTTTTTCGATGCGATGCGGGGGCAGCCGGCGGTACTGGCGCTGGTGGTGGCGAACGCGGCGATGCTGGTGTTCATGTTTTACGCGCTGTCGCGGGCGGCGCAGTTTCGGGATAATCTGCTGCAGCAGCAGTTCCAGTATCAGCGCGAGGTGAGCGCGCTGCTGGCGCGCTGTGTGATCCCGGAGGGGAAATGACCCCGTTGTGGTTCTGGGAAGTGGACATTGATCCGCGTTGGCTGCGCCAGCATTACGCCTTGCGGGACTGGACGCGTGAGGTGATGCGCGATGCAGTTATAGAGATATTGTATGCCAGCGACTTGTATGCGGCCGACGAGGACGTGAAGCGGGCTACCGGATGAGCGCATTGCCGACCCACGGGCGCTGGCATGTGCTGTGCCTGCCGGCCGAGGCGGAGAAGGGCGACGTGCTGGGGCGCGCGGTGGGTGAGATGCTGTGGGATGATGATTACGGCTACGGGGCCGTGCTGCGCCGCGAAAAGGCGACGCAGACCCCGCGCAACTGGTCGGCACTCTACCAGCAGCGGCCGGCGCCGGACGAGGGCAACTATTTTCTCCGTGCGTGGCTGAAAAGTTATGACCGCGACCCGCCGCGGGCGCAGCTGCATGTGTACGGGGCCTCGGACTATGCGGTCACGGCCGACGGCGGCGACTACACCGTGCATGTCGTGGTCGGGATCGATCCCTCCGGGCGGATGTATCTGCTCGACCTGTGGCGCGAGCAGGCGGCGAGCGACCGCTGGGTCGAGGCGTTCTGCGATCTGGTGCGGCGCTGGCGGCCGCTGGCCTGGGCCGAGGAGCAGGGCCAGATCCGCGCCGGCATCGGGCCGTTTCTCGAGCATAGGATGCGGGAGCGGAAAGCGTTCGTGCTGCGTAATCCGATGCCGACCCGCGGCGACAAGGCGATCCGGGCGCAGTCCATTCGCGGGCGGATGGCGCTGCAGGGGCTGTACGTGCCGGACGGGGCACTGTGGCGTGCGGCGCTCGAGCACGAGCTGCTGACGTTCCCGGCGGGCAGGCACGACGATCAGGTCGATGCGCTCGGATTGATCGGACAGCTGCTCGACACCGCGACCTATGGCGCGCCGGTGCGCAAGAAACCATCGGGCATCCTGTCCGGCTATCGTCTGCTCGAGGGCGAGCTGGGCCAGCACCAGGGTCTCGACGGGTTCAACAAGGCGATGTGATGCGCCAGGATACTGCATGAGACAAGAGGACAAGTTCAGGGAAGGTTGGCGCCGGGGCTGGAATGCTGCTCTTAAGCGGAGCGCCGAGCGTATCATGACCGATCCGTCGTACCCGCGCGATCGGCGCAGCGCCGCCGCCGATCTGCTCAAGATGCATGTTGGTCGCGACCGGATTGCGGCGGTGATCGAGGAGTGGGTTGCCGAGGCGAAGGGGGTCGACGGGTTCAACAAGGCGATGTAGTTTCGCTCTCCAATTTGAAAGAGGATGGTGACGATGGAAACAATTGGTTGGGCAGTAAAGCAGCTGCACACCGGCGCGCGCGTGCGACGCTCTGGCTGGAATGGCAAGGGTATGTATGTATTTCTGGTCCCTGGCTCCCAGTTTATTGTGGAGGCCGATCGGCCGATGGGAAAAGCCTGCCCGGAATTGGTTGGCAAGAAGGTGAGCTACCACGCGCATGTCGATATGAAGACCGCGCAAGGTGATGTGGTGCCGTGGCTGTGCTCGCAGTCCGATCTCTTGGCAGTAGATTGGGAAAGCGCGTAAGCGTGTGAGGTGACGACGATGGCCAACGTGGGGCTCATCCTCCTGGTATTTGCCTTTGTGTTTGCGGTGATTGCCGCCTGCGTGATGGTGCAGGCCGGGCGCTTCCACCTCGGCTGGGCGGCGATCGCGTTCTGGATCGGGGCTGAACTGTTGGGTGGGCTCGGGCGCGCGCTGCACTAGGGCGCGTGCGATGGTGTTCTCGCCCTCGAGCGTATTTCCACAAAATTTGAACTGGGGGCTCACCGGCATGGCCGGCGGGTTCAATCCGGCCATCGCTTCGGGTGCAACGGTGACGCCCGGGCAATTTGGCAATCAGCCGCGGCCCGGCACGCCGTCGCGCATGCCGCAGTTCACCCAGCTCAACCCGCCCAACGCCGAGAGCAAGTGGGGCACGCAGCCGACCGATCAGTTTCTCCCGGTGGCCGAACTGCGCCGGTTCTATGAGAACTACCTGGCGACCAAGACGTGGGAGGTGCAGGAAAAACGCATGGCGCGCCGGTACAATGCGGGCGACCAGTGGACGGCGGACGAGCTAAAGAAGCTGAAACTGCGTAACCAGCCGAAAGTGACCCGCAACCGGGTCAAGCGGAAAATCAATGCCGTCGTCGGACTGGTGGAACGGCTGCGCCAGGATCCGAAATGCTACGCCCGCACCCCCAAAAGTGAGGAGCAGGCCGATCTCGCGACCGCCGTTATCAGATATGTTCTCGACAGCAACCGCTGGGAGAGCCTGTCCAGCAAAGTGGCCTCCGACGCAGCGCGCGAAGGCATAGGCTGCCTCGAACTGGGACTGAAGCAGCGTTCGGAAGGCGATCTCGACGTCACGCTTGAGCATGTCACTACCGACACGTTTTTTTACGACCCCCGCAGCTATCGCGCTGATTTCACGGATGCGCTGTTCATGGGCACCGCCAAGTGGGTCGACATCGAGATTGCCAAGCAATTTTCCCCTCCGGAGAAATGGGCCGACCTGGAGGCGACCTCGAGCAACGACACCGGGGCAGTGTACAGCGAGGACGGGGAAAGAGCGATCCGCTGGATGGACAGCGTGCGCAAAAGGATCCGCCTGGTCGATGTCTGGTACTACCGCAACGGCGAGTGGTGCTGGGCGCTGTACACTTACGGCACTATCCTGATGGAGGGGCTCTCGCCGTTTGTCGACGTCGAGGGCGCCACCATGACGAAGTTTTTGGCGTTCAGCGCGTTCATCGATCCCGACGGCGACCGCTTCGGGTTCATCCGCGACATGAAGGACATTCAGGACGAGATCAACCACCGCTATTCCAAGGCGCTGCACTTGTTGAATACCCGGCGCACGTTTGTCCGCCGCGGCACTATGGACGTCAACCGCATGCGCCAGGAGCTGGTCAAGACCGACGGCATCATCGAGTGGGACGCCGAGAAGCCGGAGTTCGACGACCAGCGTCAGCTGGCCGATATGCAGGGCCAGATCGCGTTCCTGGAGGACGCCAAGGTCGAGATCGAGAATTTTGGCCCCAATCCGGCGCTGATCGGCCAGGGCGACCAGGCCAGGAGCGGGCGTGCGATCGCCCTTTTGCAGCAGGCCGGCATTGCCGAGCTGGGACCGTACATCATCGAGCTGAAGGACTGGAAACTGCGGCTCTACCGGGCAGTATTTGCCAACGTCAAGAAGCATTGGCAGCTCGAGCGCTGGATCCGCATCGTCGATCCCGAGGACGAGGCGCAGCTCATCCAGATCAACGGCCTGCGCTACGACCCGCTCACGCTGTCTTTCCAGAATGTAAACAATATCACGGCGATCGACGTCGACATCATCATCGACGAGGGCGCCGACACCATCAACATGATGATGGACACCTTCGACACCTTGGGCACCTTGGCCAGCCGCGGCGCCCAGGTGCCGCCGGCGCTGTTGATCGAGCTCGCGCCCATTCCGGCCCGGATCAAGAAGAAGTGGCTGCAGCGGCTCGACGCCACCAACCAGCCCGATCCGCAGAAGGAGCAGCTGAAAACCATCGCGATCGCCGGCGAGAACGCCAAGGTGGACGAGAGCAAGTCCAAGGTGGCGAAGAACATCGCCGACGCGATGAGCAAGGTGGCGACCTCGTTCACCCCGCAGACCATGGCGCTCGAGCCGCACATTCTGGCGATGGCGAAGAACATCGAGGCTGCCAACGCCGGCCCGCCCAGCCAGTACGCACCGGGCAAGCTGGGCCAGTTCGGGATCCCGAGCGCGATCGCGCCCACCGGGCAGATGCCTCCCGGCGGTCCCGGCGGCCCGGTCCCCGGTAATGTCGGCGGACCTCCAGGGGCTCGCCCCGGTCCTGGCGCCGCGCCGCCTCCACCGCCACCACCGGGGGCGATTTCCGGCGGCACCGACATGGTCGCCGGCGGCCTCGCCGGGCCCAGGCCGCCGCTGGCGCCGGGCAATCTGGGGTAAAAACATGCCTGACCAGACCATGAAGGGCCTGCACGATCCCAACTACGGCGGTATGGCCGCACAGATGCTGCAGCTCGCCGGCGGGCGCCGGCAACTGCCCGGCTCGGCCACCGGCCGCGACCCCGGCCAGCCGCCCTACCAGGGGCTCGACCGCTCGATGACGCCACCGCAGGTCAATCCACGGATGCCTGGTCTGGAGCGCGAGCCCACGATCAACCCGTTCATGCCGATGCTGCAGGGCCCGCCGCCGCGCCGGCCCGCTCAATTGATGGCTGGACAGATGCGCCAGGAACCTTCCTGGGCGCCGCCGAGCCAGTTGCCGAGGCTGTAACCAAGCAAGAGGCTGCATGAAGCCAGAGGAGAAATGTCATGGCCGCATTGAAAGTGACGATCGTCGGCACCACGACCGGCCCGGATGGTGTAACCGTTCCTGTCACCATTGCGGGCGAGCTCACCATCACTGGACTGGGGCTCGGCGGTGGCCCGATCATTCCGCCTGCTCCCGGGCAACCGCCGGGCGAGCCGCAGTTCCCGATCGTCTTGCCGCCCGGCACGCCGCCGTTCAATCCAGAAGCGCCCGGTGGCTATCCGCCCATGATCGGCGGTGGCCCGATCGTTCCGGAGGCGCCGCCCGACCCGAGCAAGCCGCCGCTGTTCATTCCGATCTGGTTGCCCGGTACCGGTTGGATCGTGATCCCCGGCTTCCCGGTGCCAACGCCGTCTGGCAAACGCCGGCGCTGAGATGCTGCTGCGCAGTACCTTCGGCGTGCTGTTTGCGATCGGCTTCGGGCTCTACTGCCTGTATCTGTTCGATGCCAAGCAGCGCGCACAGCATCATCGCCACAGCTGGGATATTCAGGATCGGAACCGCTGATGCCAAAAGGTGATTACGCCAACGGCATGCTGGCCACCGCGGCCGACAATCCGCTCGACCGCGAGGCGCTCTCCCCCGCCACGTTTGCCGACCGCTTCGGCAGTTTTGCGCCGCCGACAAATCCGGATGATTTATCGGCTATTTCGGCGACCGATCTGCCGCCTGCTCTCAATCAATCCTTCGTTGGCCCGCGCAGCCCGCTCGAGTGGCGCTACGACCTCGCCGGTATGGACCCGCGCGAGCGCGAATTGCTCATGCGCTACACCCACGCCGAGGTCGGCGGCCAGGGGCAAAAGGCGGCACTGCAGTTCATGGAGACGGTGGCAAACCGGTGGCGTGCGGAGAGTGAGACTGCAGCTGCCCGCGGCCAGCCGGCGCCGAGTATTTCCGACATCTTGACCCGACCAATAGCCTCGGGCCACGGCGGCAACCGCTACTATCCCGGCACTACCAAGTTTCGGGTGAGCCAGGGGCTCACCGACGCCCAGCGCGGCTACTACGGCGACATGATCAGCCAGCTCACCGGCGATCCGATGACTGGCCAGGCACCCAGCAACGTCAGCAACTACGCGACCGGCAACGAGAGCGGCAACGTGCGCTCCGGCGGTGCCCCGATCGTCTCCCGCTCGCCCGGCGGCGAGCGCTTCGTCGCCGAGAACTGGACGCTCCCCTGGTACCGGCAGATGACCGGCCAGGCGCCGCTCGCCGACATCGGCACCGGCGGCACCCAGGTCGCCGACAGCGGCTCGGTGGCGCGTCCCGGCTCGAGCCCGACCGTGGCATCCGGCACGACGGCCTCGGGCGACATGTCGAGCCTGCCCAACGCCAGCCTGGCGGCGGCGCTGATGCCGTATTTCTCTGGTCAGGCCGAGGCGCAGAAGGGCGCCGACTACTCCAACATCCTGACCAAGATGGCGGTCAAGCCGATCAAGAGCGAGGATACCGACTACCGGTCATTCTTCCGGCCGCTGCGGAGCACCTATGGCCAGTTTGGATGAGATCCTGGAACTCGGGCGCACGGCCGCCCGCCGGCGCATAGCCCGCGCCGCGGTCGAGCGCGGCGAAGGCAGCGCGCCGGGCTACCAGGAGGCCTCGGCGCAGCCCAATGGTCTCGCCCATGGCATGCTGGCGACGGCCACCGCTGATCCGGCCGAGCGTGCCGCCCTGCGCATGCGCGAGAGCGTGCAGCCGTCACGCGGCCGGGCATATTCGCCAGGCCTGGAGACCGCACTGCGCACCGGACTGGAATTTGCTCCCTACGGGATAGGGCCGGTCATGGGCGGCATCAATGCCGTCACCGGCGGCTCGCCGGCCGATGTTGGGCTCTCCACCGTGGCGTCGGGCGCCCTGCCGAAATGGGCGCGCGTGCTGGGCGGTATCGGCGGCATGGCGATGGAGCCCGAGGAGGCCGAGGCGGGAGGCGCAACCAAGGCTGCCAAGGCTGCGGTGCTGGGCGCCAAGGAGCTGTTCAAGCAATTCGGACTGCGCAAGGGTCAGGTCACGGTGCGCGATCCGGTGCGGATCGAGGCCCCCGGCATCTACAAGGATCCCCGCGTCATCACCCGCGAGGCAACCGAGCAGCTCGCCCCGGAGAGCCCGGCGCTGAAGCAGCTGTTCGGTGTGACCCGGCAGGATCTGGCGGACATCGCGGCGAGCCGCAGCGGCAATGTGGCGCCCCAGGACATTCCCGGCATGACCTGGCCAACAGGTCGCGGGGGCGGCCCGCCTGTCACTCCGGAGGCGGTGCAGCAGATCATGAACCCGCGCAACGCCCAGCGCTACATCGACGTGCTGGCGGAAAGCAGCAAGGTTCCCGGCCTGGCACAAACGCGCGCCTGGTACGTCATGGATCCGGCCTACCGGCGCTTGGAGGAGCTGGTGGGCCCCGAGGAGGCGGTGCGCATGTACACGCGCTCAAACCGCATGACTGGGCCGTTCTCGGCTTCATCCCCGGTCGACTGGGAGCTGCAACGTGGCTCGCGCGCCGCCATGATGGCAAACCAGGGCCGCTGGCCGGAATTCCTGCAGTATGGCGGCGTGGCCGAAGAGCAGCGGCCGAAATATCTCACCGAGCTGTTCCCGATGCCCGGCCACATGGCGCACTCGACCGCGCACACGCCGGCTTTGACCAGATGGCTCGGCGGCGAGCCGTTCGAGATGGGGACCGGCAAGGTACCGGGGTATATCTCGGCGAGCGGCGTGCCGCAGACCGGCTTCCAGACCGGCTATCCGGTGATCGACGCCCACATGGGCACCAGCACCGGCTACTACGATGTGCGCCCGACCGCGGGGGTGTCGATGGGGAAGCGCGAGACCCATCCGATTGGGCAGTGGTTCGGCCAGGAGGTCGCCAAGCCGATGGGCATCGAGCCGGTCTCCGCGCAGGCGCAGGGCTGGTCGGTGTTCGGGCCGCAGACCGGGGTGGCGAGCACGATTGGCGCCCCCAAGCTGGAGATCGCCGCCGACGAGATCATGCGCCGGGCCAGGCGCGAGGGCCTCGACCCGGAGGCGGTGCGCGACAGCTGGCTGATGAGCCGGAGCGCGATCGGCGCCATTGGGGGATTAGGTGGCGGCGGCCTCGCCGGCCCGCTCCTGGGCCTGGCTGGCCAGGGAGACAACGAGCCGACCCCTCGGGCCAGAGGCGGCGATGTAGAGCCAGGGCATTCTTATCTGGTTGGCGAGGAAGGACCGGAGGTCGTTGTTCCCAGGCAACCGGGAACCGTGCTTGCGATGGAAGACACCAGAGATCCGTTCAACCCGCTCGGCGGCAGGATGCGGCCGGGAGAGGGCGGGACGTCACGGGGAAAGAACATCACGGCGGAAGAGGCTGCGTATCGTGTCGGCGTGGCCGACGCCCTCAACAAGAAGGGTGTCCTGGGGACGGGAGAGGCAGTAGGTGCAACGATCCTTGACAAGGGAACGCCCGAAGTGCAGGCGGCGTATCGTAGGGGAATTGAGGAAGGATTAAGGAAGAGGTAATGCCGGGGAGGTTCCCGCTACGGACCATGTTATACGAATGTTCTCATTCGGCGGTTCGCGACTTGTTCCCGAGAGGTAACCCATGCCCTACGCCGGCGACCCCAACGACTACCGCACCATGGCCGCGGCGATGCAGAGCCTGGCCGGAGCTCCGGCCGGGCAGCAGCAGACCCCCGGCATGACGCCGCCTCCGATGCTCACCGGCCAGGGGCCGATCACGCCGCCGCAGACCACGCGCGGCTCGATGGCCAATGCCGGGCTCGGCTCGACCGGCGGGGATGCCGCCAACACCGCCAACATGACCGGCGACGGCGGCGCCACCCAGCAGCTGGTGATGATTGTGCAGCAGCTCGCCAAGATGCTTGGCCGCCCGCCCAGCCAGCAGGAGGTCGAGGCCTATCTGCAGCAGCTGCAGGGCCCGCACCCCGGCGCCGTGGGCGCCCAGGTGTCCTCGGGCATGCCGCCGGTGCCGGTGACCCCGCCCCCGACTTACCTGCGCCGGCCGTAAAAGGGTGAGGGCCGTGCCTACCGCCGGGTGTGCGGTCGCTGGCCGTGCCCTCTCAGGGTTCACCGTCCCGCGGCATTATAACCGAGGCAACCCCGAACCTGGAATATAGCTACTGGCAGATGTCGGCGAGCTGATCGTTCAGCTCGAGCGGCGCGTGGATCATGTGGGGATATTCGGCCGGCGCCGGATCAGGTTTGCGCCGGTAGCGGCGTTCCAGCGTCTTCACTACGGCGAGCCGTCTTGCCTCTACCTTGATCAGCTTGGCTAGCAGGTCGTCGCGCCTGTTGCTCAGTCTCGCCAGCAGCATTTTGAGATAGTCGTCTGACATTCGCTTCATTGTGGTACCTCCTGATGTACAGAGAGTATACCACACAATTTTTTTGGTTTATCAGAAACGGCAGCTATCTGAGAGAACTGCCGTTGTAATCATTGACAAACAAATTTCGCAAAGATGCTTTTGGCGGGTTGAGCCCGAGCGGTCGCGCAACCGCTATTGCAGCGGCCGCCGTCGCGGCAGCGGCACCGGCTCGCACCTGAACTGCGGCAGGGTTGCGGAGCGAGTGCCGAGCAGAGCGAGCGCACCCGCCACGCAGCGCTCCTCGCTGCCATAAGGCTCGCGCAGATCCCAGTGGCACGTCGCGGTGAGCGGGGAGCAGACCAGCACCGCCAGGACGTACATCACATTGCCCAGAACCACAGCGCGGTCCTGCGGAGAGGACAGCACCGCCGTGGCGCCCAGCCGTCGTACATGCCGGCCAGGTAGCGTGGATCGGTCCAGTTCATCATGGCCATCACGGCTTGTCCCGGTGGTGGCCGACCGCGTCGGCGATGTTGACGTGCGGATCCGGCGGCGGCGGGAGCTCGCCGTGCTCGGTCTCGATATGCTCGAGCTCGCCGTCGATCGCGCGGGTGTAGCGCTCCCAGGAATAGCCGAACGCACGCCCCTCCTGCTCGACCGCATCGCGCTCGGCCGGGGTGGCGACCTGGGTGTGGGCGCGCGCGTAGGGCATGCCTTCGAGCATTGCCTTGCGTTCGGTCTGCTCGTGTACTGCCAGGAACGGCCAGAATTTGTCCGGCATCCGGTAGTCGACATAGGTCAGCCCGGGGTGGCGTTCGGAGGCCACCGCGCCCGAGCGCACGGTGAAATTGGGATCGACGATGCCGGCACCCACGCGCCGGCGCGGCATCCTCGATGATGCCTGTGTGGGCTCAGCCACGGCGGTCCGCCTTTATCTGCTTGATCATCTTTTTGACCAGAGCGAGAAGCTGATCCTCGTGGCCATCGGCGAGCGCCGTCAGGGCCATGAACAGGCAACTGCCCATCAGCCTTTCGCAGTCGGGCGCGCTCATCTCGACAGCCTTGCAGCGCATGATGGTGTCATCGATCCATTGCGCCAGGCGCTTGTGGGCATTGGCTGCGATGTCGTGCCTGATCTGCTTTGCGGGTCTCATGGGGTGCTTTCCAGTTCGCGCCGCACCAATTCCCGCTCGCGCAGGTCGGTCAGGGTGCGCACGATTTCGGCCATGATGTCGATGCGGTTGTTGGCAACCTTCTGTTTCATCTTGCCGGCCGCAATCCAGGCCGGATAGACGTCGCGGCGTGTCTTTAGCTCGCGCTGCGCCTCGGCAATCTGCACGGAGAGGGGTATCTCGGCGGACATCGGTAGGCTCCTGGTGGGGATGGCGGGGAGCCGATTGTGCTCAGAAAAGATGAGAGGGTCAACCCCGGCGCTGGGGCTGTGGAGAGAGCCAGGGGTTCGTCGCCGGGGTTGTGAGAAGTGCAATCCTGTGAAGGGTCCATGCCTTGGGAGTGGCCACCTCGCTTTCTGGCTTCATGCAGCCTCTTGCTGCCGCCGCGGCAAGCCTATGCCGGTTTAGTCGCGCTGGCGAGCCGTTCCGTTCGATGGTAAAGGTGGGGTCATGACCAAGATGCTGCATGAAGCCAAGAAGGCTGAGCGCATGCTGGAAGATGCGCGGCATCTGCGCCGCGCTGCCAAGCTTTTGGCCGATATCGATCCGACCACAATTGCAGCGCTGATGCGCGTGAGCGATGCGCTGCAGAACGAGGCCTGCGGCTTCAGCGAGCCAGCGGCGCCCTATGACAAGCCGGCGGACACGGCCAGGGGTTGACGGGCGGGAAGGAAGGCGCGAGAAAACGCTTGGCGCTCGTTCCCTGCGGGTGCGGGGCGGGCGTCACCGGTCTGGTCTCTCCGGGCTCTCGGGTGCGTCGGCACAGCAGTCCTGGTCGGCTCAGCGTGTTGACTGGACCGGGTGCTCGGGTTGACTGGACCGGGCCGACGTGGAGGGTTAAGTGGCGATCGCGTCCATCACCCAGTTGACCGACGACCTCGATGACCGTGCGTTGTTTGATGCGGCGATTGCTCCCGATCCAGCTCCCGAACCCGAACCATCACAGGATGCCTCATCCACCCCGGCCGATCCAGCCTCCCCCCCTGGCCCGCGGCGCGATGAGCTAGGGCGCTTCGCCTCGACAGCGGTCACACCCCCGGAGACCATCGAGGCGGCGCCCGACCCTGCACTTGCGGAAGGCGCCGGGGCCGCACCGGCAGAAGGCGACCTGGTGCCCTCCTGGCGGCTGCGCGAGGAGCGCGAGGCGCGCGAGGCCTATGCCTCGCGGCTGGCCGAGCGCGATCGCCAGCTCACCGATGCGCTTAACTACCTGCGCCAGATGCAGGCGCAGGCCGCCCCGCCGCCGCAGCCGGTCGATCCGATCGGCGACCTGCCCGGCTTCCACCAGTCGCTGGCCGGGCAGCTCGAGCAGCTGCGCAACGAGCTCAGCGGCCAGATCCGCACCCAGCAGCTCGAGAGCAACCTGCAGCTCACCCGCCTGCAGGCCGGCCCGGAACTGTTTGACAACGCCTACCGCGCCTTCGTCGAGACCGCGAGTGGTGACCAAGGTTTTGCCCGTGCGATCGTGGCCAGTCCCAACCCCGGCGCTGCCCTGGTCAACTGGTACCGGCAGGCATTGACCCTCAACCAGATCGGGCCGGACCCGGAGAGCTGGTTTGCCGAGCGCAAGCAAGCTTTGCTGCAGGATCCGGAATTCCTGCAACAGGCGGTCGAGGCCGCCCGCAATTATCAACCGGGAGCGGCGCGCGCATCAGGACAGATGAGACCGGGCGGAGCGGCGGCTGGCAACAACGTGACGGTGCTGCCGCCATCTTTGATGAGGATGCGCGGCTCGAGCACCTCGGAGGCGACCGCGGCCAATCCCGGCGGTGATGACCCGCTCTCCGACAACAGTCTGTTTGCATTCGCCACCAAACAGCGGTAGTCCTTTGAATACGCCCCGCTGAGCGACATCAGCGAAACTAGAGCGCCTGCTCCCGAGCGACATCGGTGAGCCTCGCCCGCCGGCCGCGACAGGCCGTGCAGCCACCCCGATCAGCAATTTGCGACCGGCCCGCTATCGACGCGCGCTGCTCGCCGGCAACAGGAGTGGAGGGCCATGGCTCTCTCGACAGTCCAACAGCAGAATAAGCTTGTTCAATATACCCAGCAGATCAACCGGGAATATGTGCGTGAAAATTTGTTCTCGCCGTACATGGGCGAGGCCATCAACGCGATCATCCGCCTCCGGATGGAAACAAAAAGGGGCGGCGAGCAGATGAACATCCCGCTGGTCGGGCGCCTGATTGGCCAGGGCAAGTCGACCGGCACCCTGGTCGGCTCCGAGGAGGCGATCGACGACTACGGCTATCGCCTCTATGTCGACTACGCCAGAAACGCCGTCAAAACGAACAAATACCAGATCCAGATCGACAGCGCCGACGTGTTTGGTGAGGCCAAGCCGCTGCTCAGTGACTGGGGCAAGGAGCTGCAGCGCGACGAGATCATCGAAGCGTTTCAGGCGCTGCCGGCGGAGGCGGCACCGGCCGGGCTCGCAACCGAGGTCGGCCAGCGGGTCAACGGCATCCTCTATCAGGACGCCACCGCGGGCCAGCTCAATACCTGGAACACCGACAACCAGGACCGCGTCCTGTATGGCAACACCACGGCCAACTTCAACACCGTGCACGCCACCGCGCTCGCCACCATCAACAACACGAACAGTGCCATACCGGTCCCCACCGATGGCGTGATGACCGGCCAGTCGGTGCAGTTGCTCAAGTATATCGCCCGGCACTGCTTCCCGCGTATCCGGCCGTTCAAGATCGAGGACGGCAGGGAGTATTTCGTGTTGTTTGCTGGAGGGCTGCCGTTCCGCAACCTCAAGCGCGACCTGCAGCTCGTCAACAAGGACGCCAGGCCGCGTGAAGGCCGCGCGATGAACGACAATCCCATCTTTCAGGATGGCGACCTGGTGTACGACGGCGTGATCATCAGAGAGATCCCGGAGATCGATGAATTCGTCGCGCAGACCTGGACCTCGCTGCTCACCGCCGGCGCCGCCGGTGTCCGCGTCAATCCGGTTTATCTGTGCGGACAGTCGGCCGCGACCATTGCCTGGGGTCAGATGGCCAAGCCGACGTTCCTGAAAGAAGACGATTATCAGTTCTTCACCGGCACCGGCATCGAGATGTGTTACGGCGTCGGCAAGGTGTTCAAGAAAGTGCCCAAGACTGGCACGGCGCTCAAGCAGTGGGGCGTGGTGACCGGCTTCTTTGGCAATACCTCAACCTAATAAGGAGTAGCCTCAGATGGCCCGTCCCAATGTAAAGATTATCCCCAAGACGTTCCCAACGCTCGACAGCGATGCCATCGTCCGCGGTGACATCGCGTTCACCCAGGTTGTCCCCGGCGCTACCCAGCAGTTTATAATCGGGCGCCTCGGTGGCGGTCAGGAGATCATCGCCTGCAAGCTTAAGATAGTCACGGCGTTCGTCGGCCTGACCACGGCAACCTGCGCGCTCGGCACGGTCCCGATCCTGACCACGGGGGTGCGCACATTCAGCCCGACCATGATCGCGGCCACCGATGTCACCGCACTGAGCGCGGTGCTTACGCTCGCCGCGGCCGGCGGCGCGCTCGACACCTCGGGGGCGGTCGCCAGCAATCCGACCGGCGAGTACGACATCGTCATGCAGGTGGTGTCGACCGGTGCCGGGCCGGCCACTGCCGGGCGCGTGCGCGCGATCGTCGATACCGTCAGCTTCCCAGGCCCAGGCGGCGGCGGAGTGCCCCCGTTCTCGCAGTGAGGCATCCATGACGGCAAAGAACGTCACCTGGCTGGGCGAGGACCAAGGCACCTCGCCCGGCCCCAGCTTTAACATCTGGGGCCAGGCCATCTCCGGCACGATGACGTGCTATTTCAAGTTCGACAAGGGCGTGCCGGTTCTGATCGATGACGAGGCCGGCACGCTGGCGCAGCGTCAGCTCGCCGAGCACATCCTGGCGCAGGCCGGTGGCAACCGCTTCTTCACGGTCGAGGATCCGGAACCGGAGGAGCCCCCACCCGATCCCGAGGAACCGCCGCCGGAGGATGATGACGAAACGACGCCGCGCGCCCATCGAGCAGCGCATCCCGCAAAGCGCAAACGATGAGGGCGGCGCATGGAGGTCTACGGCAATCGCAATGAACTGATAATTCGTGCGCTCGAAGAATTGAAGGTGGTTGCCTACGGGCAGCCACCATCGTCCTCGGAATACGAGGGCACCGATGTGCGTATCGACATGATCCTGGCGGAGCTCGCCTCCAGGAACATTGCCACCGTCTACGTCCCATCCGATCCGAACGAGGCCACCATCCCGATCGAGGTGATGCACCCGCTGTCGCAGGTGGTCGCCCGTCATGTCGCCAACGTGTACTCGATCGGGGTCGAGGAGGTCTCCCAGCTGTTCCCGCCCGAGGGCGATCCGCTCTCGCCCGAGAACCGGCTGCGTGCGGTGATCCGCTCGCGCCCGACCTACGCCAACGCCGTGCCGGACTACTTCGTGTTACCATTCCTGATCGCGCTGATATTTGGAGGCTGAAATGGATCAGGAGGAAGCTAGCACCCGCTGGAATTACGAGCCGGAAACCGGGTTGATCCGATGGCGCATCCGTACCTATGGCCGTGGTGGCGTGATCAATCCAGGGGATGTGGCCGGAACTACCAATGTTGTCGGATATGTTGTCGTCAATCGATTGGGCAAGTTGTACACGGCGCATCGTCTTGCATGGCTGATGATGACCGGCCGATGGCCGACAGAGATCGATCATGTAAATGGAAACCGGACGGATAATCGCTGGACCAATCTGCGTGAGGTAACGCGAACGCAGAACAATTTAAATCGAAGGGTGAGGGGATACACGTTGAGCCGCGGCGGCAAGTTCGTGGCTCAACTCAAAGTTAATCGGGTCAAGCGGTATCTGGGAACATTCGATACGGCAGAGGAGGCGCGTGCCGCACATGCTGCAGCTCGCGCAGCCGCTTTCTGATGACGGCGATCGAATTTTCGACCGGCAGCTTTCCCGGGCAGATCCCGCAGGAGGGCGCCGGCCGTCTGATCAATGCCATCACCGAGAAGATGGGCGACGACGCCATCAAATACGTGCGCTCCCCTGGCGTGGTGCGCTGGGCCACGCCGCCGCCGGCGGACGGTGCGACCAATTTCCGCGGCGGTGCCTACCTCGGCAATGTCTTGTGGGTTGCCTACAGCAACCTGCTCTATCAGGGCACCGAGCCGGCCGGCGGCCTCCTGACCAGGGTGCCGGACGCTGGGAGCATCTTCGTCGGCACCGACCCGATGTTCTTTGCGCAGAACATGCGGGCCACGGCTGGCGGTCCCGACGTCATTGCGGCCCAGGCCGGTGGCGGCGCCTACGTGCTCACGCCCACCGCAGTCACCGTACACCCTGACACCGGCGGCAACCTGCCGGTCGCGCAGGTGGTCGACGTCACGTTCGGCCTCGGCTTCTTTTTCTACGGCATCGCGGACGGGCGCGTGTTTGCTTCCGGGCTGAATTCCACCAGCGTGGCGGCGACGGATTTCACCACAGCTAACACCAAGCCGGACGGGCTCTATCGCGTGATCTGGTTTGGGCAGCAGCTCTACATCTGTGGTCCCGACAGCATCGAGGTCTGGGGTCAGCCGGTCAACGCCCTCGACT